CGGTCTTGATACCGCCATACTGCTACCTAAAGACATCGCTCTCACCGAATTCGGGGCAAAGAACGCATCTGGTAGTAGCAGAGGCGAATCCATTGACCATCACACTACTCAGATGGCAATGTCGATCTTGGCACACTTCCTGCAACTCGGAACGAACGGACAAGGCACCTACAACCTGAGCCAAGACCAGTCAGACTTCTTCTTGACGATGGTGACGGCTGAGATGAAGAACATTGCCGCCACGTTCACCGAGAGCGTGGTTGCTCCTCTGGTCAAACTCAACTACGGCGACAAGCCCCTGATTGTTCCCAAGTTCGTCTTCTCCGACATGACCGACCATGTACGCAAGGTCGTTGAGTCAATCTTCTTGGCTATCGTTCAGGGTGGCGGTAGCAGACTCAGCGATGAGTTCGTTGAAGCCCTCGGCAAGCGTGTTGCCCAGGAACTCGGACTTGACCTTGCCACCATCGAGCGCAATGACGAAGACGCTCCTACTGCGACACGCACGCAGGAGGAGATAGATGAGCAGGCAATGAAGAAGTTCGAGGCTCAGGCGAATGCCACTGGCGCAGCGAAGGCGGGTCCAGGAGCAGGCAACAAGGCAGGCGGGGCGAACCAAGCCGTTGCAGCCGCTCGGAAGCAGACAGCCCCCGACAACAAGGGCACCAGCAAGGCGAACATGTCTGCCGCAGAGGTTCTGGACATTCGCAAGCGTAGTGACAATGCCCGTGACTTCTTCGGCAGGGTCAAACTAAAACTGTCGAACGACCTCGGTGTGAACGCTCCCGCTACCCCAGACGAGATCTCGGAATACCTGGATCTTGTGGATCTGTCGAGTGTGGAAGAGGTCAATGGGGTTGTCAGGCTCGCGGTCGAACTGGTAGAGTCATGGAAGGAGGTACAAGATGACTGAGTTGACCTATGTGAGCGATGTTGGTCTAGCAACAGAAGAGAATGGAAGGATTCGCAAGCAGATCCTTCCTCGTAACAAGGTTTACCGATGGCCGAATCGTCCTGGTATGATGCTCAACGTCACCGACGACGTACTCGACCAACTCGTCAACAACTTCAAGAAGGGCACGATCGATGTCGTGCCGTTCTTCAAGGTCGACAGGAAGAACAGTCACACGGAGGATCCGGAGGCGGCTCGTGGGCGCATCGTGGATCTGGTCAAGACGGACGAAGGTCTTGACGCAATCATCGAGCCCATCGACGACACTGTTCGTCAGGCGGTCTTGGCGACGCAATTGGGCGCGAGCGCAGGTATCAAGTTCGATTACGAACTTCACGATACAGGAGAGAACGTAGGTGCGGTTCTGCGGCATGTGGCTTGGACGCCAGAGCCGTGGATTCCTGGAATGAAGCCGTTTGAGGAAGTGTCCCTTTCGGGAGAATCCTACGAGGCGGTCTTTCTTTCCGAGGATGCAACGCCCGACACGAAACAAGAGGAAGGTGGTGAAAGTGGCATGACCCCAGAGGAAATCAAGGCTCTTGTCGATGCTTCTGTCAGCGAGGCAACAGCAACGCTGTCGACAGAACTCGAGGAGACCAAGACGGCACTCAAGGAGTCACAGGCAGCGGTTGCGACACTGACTGATTCGCTGAACAACAGCGCGTCGGTCAAGGAGGCGGCTGCGGTCAAGGCGGAACTCTCCGCGATGATCGAGTCTGGTCTTCCGCCCGCGATCGCTTCGCTCGCAGAACCGATCCTTATGGCTGGAGACACTGAGGTTCATCTCTCCGCAGACGAGAGCAGCACGGTCTCGGCTCAGTTGCGTGAGATCCTGAATCTCATTCCGAAGGTTGACTTCTCGGAGAAGGGTGAGGCGGGTGTTCCTGATGGAGCAGTCGTCGTCCTCTCAGCCGAGCAGGTCAAGGATCTCGGATTCAAGACCGAGTCCAAGTCCGACGACGATCCAGAACTGTCGACGGACCAGAAGATCATCGACGAAGTTGTTGCGTTCATTCCCGAAGACAAGAGGAAGTAAGGAGGCGAAACCATGACACGTCCTGCTTATGGTCGTGTGTCGGATGTGACCAACACTCCGACTGAGATCCTCGCCTCTACGCGTGGTCTGGAGAAGATGGGTGTCCAGTTGGACAATAAGACTGGCGTAACACTCGCCAGTCTTACGACAGCCCTTACGGGCTTGAACAACGATCTCGTCTTCACCGCTGTCGAGGGAATGGGTGCTGACAACATCCAAATCAAGTACACCGATCCTGGTGGAGTGACGGCTACGCTCTCAGTGACCGTCACAGGAACTCTGATCGACGTTTCACTTGGTCGTGCTGCAAGCGCAATCAACACGACAGCAACCGCTCTCAAGGCTGCTGTCGAAGGAAATGCGACGGCAGCATCACTCGTCACCATTGCCAACGCTGGTGGCAACGATGGATCTGGTCTCGTTACCGCATTGTCCGCGACCAACCTCAGTGGTGGTGTCGAGGTCAATCTCAAAAAGGGATTGGTCATGGGCAAGGTCACGGCGAGTGGGTTGTTCGCTCCGTACGACAACACCGCTTCTGACGGGACAGAGGTTGCGGTCGGCATCCTTGCTGACTACTGGTACGTTCAGGGAACGAACCAGGACGATCTGACTCTTGCGGGAGTCATCTACCTCCACGGTTCGTTCAACACTGCAAGTCTGATTTCTCTCGACTCTGGTGCGCTCACAGATCTTGGTGCTCGCCAGATCGGTCAAATCACAACCTTCTAGAGAGGAGGCGCAAGCGATATGACACGTCCTTCATACGGTCGGTTCACCGACGCAGCGGTCAGCACTCCAACCGAGATTCTCGCCTCCACAGTTGGACTCGAGAAGTTCGGTATCCAGATCGACACTGCCGTCTCAGCGAAGATCGTCAAGGGCACGCTGATGGGTAAGGTTGACTCGAGCGGTCTCTACCAGCCGTACAACAACGGGAACTCACCCGCTGGTATCGGCGTAGCCCTCGGCGTCCTTGTCGACGACTACGACCCGACGGTCAGCGCAGACCAAGCCGACCTTCGCTTGGCTGCGAGCATGTACATCCACGGTTCGTTCGTCACTGCGAACCTGACCGCACCTGACACAGGATGGAAGACCGACCTCGGTGGTCACGAAGTCGGAGCCATCTACACATTCTAGTACCAAGAAGGAGGCGAAAACCAAATGGCAGGAACAGCGAACCAGTATCCATCCCTGAAGAACACGATTCTCACGGGAATCATCAGGGAGTTCAAGACCGATACGTCAGTGTTCACGGGTGCTCCGTGGTGTCCGATTGTTGGTGCCCGTCCTGGCACTGACACGATCGAGTGGGACATCGTGACTGGTGTCCAGGGTATGACCCCTGCGGTCTACCCGAACGCTCCGTCGCCCATCAAGGCGCATCCCGGAGTCGGTCACAAGTCGTTCAAGACCGTGCAGTGGAGGGAGAAGTTCGTCTTTGACGAGACTGACCTCATGTACCTCCGCACTCCCGGAACTTGGGACACGGCTTATGGCAATCAGATGATTGCCGACCGCATGGGAGATCTCAACGTTCGGATCGAGACTCGGCTCGAGTATCTGCGCTGGCAGATGCTGACGGGGACAATCACCATCACCTACCCCGACACCAAGACTCAGGCGGTCGACTACGAGGTTCCGTCTGGCAACAAGCCGACGGTCTCGACCCTGTGGTCTGACGCAACCAACGCCGACGCGGTCTCCGACGTGGGCGCATGGAAGTTCCTCTTCCGTGGCACCCCCGTCAAGGCGGGTAAACTCGTGATGAACCAGTTTACCTACAACTACCTTCCCGCGATGACGAAGATCCGCAACCTCATCCAGTACCAGTTCGGCTACGATCTCGTCCGCAGCGGCGGTCTCGTCCCGATGGGTGCTGTCGGTGAGGCTCTCGGTGGTCTCCCGATCGAGATCAACGACTCGGGCTACGTCAACGACAGTGCAGCCTTCACTCCGTTCCTCGCGGACAAGAAGGTTCTTGTTCTCCCCGCAAGCACTCCCGAGAAGTGGTGTGAGTTCCTCTCCACCACGAACATGCACCACGGCGGTCAGACGCCGCAGGCTGGCAAGTTCGCCCGTCCGATCTGGAAGTTGGACGACGACCCGATCTCCGTCGAGGTTCTCGGTGGAATCTACGGTCTGCCTGTCATGTACCACACCGACTGGCACATCTACGCGACGGTAGCGTCGTAGCAGATGCTCGGAGGGGGAGGCGGCTCACGCCTCCCCCTCAGATGACCCCGAAGAAGGAGGTATGGAAATGGCAGAGGTCAAGGCGGTCGAGATCCTGCTTGATGCCCTTATCGTTCAGGGGCAGGTCTACAATGCAGGCGACGTTATCATCGACCCTCCCGAGGATCTCCTCAAGGCTGCTGACGAGAAGCGCATCGGTCGTGATGGTCTGCTCATGTGCAGGCGTCTCGACAAGAAGGCGGCTCTCTCAGCGGCGAAGCGTGCAGACGCTGGCGACGAGAGCGTCGTTGTCATGGAAGAGGAAGTCGTCGAAGAGGTCGAACCAGATCTCGAAACGGAGTAGTTCCATTGCACGAAATGGAACTGTCCGCGTACACTGTGCATGTAGGGTCTGAGATGAGAAGGAGGGAAACATGAGTCTCAGCAACCAAGCAGAGAACGACATGCTAAACTGGTACTTCACGAATGATGCTGCCCCAACGAGGCCGACGGCGTGGTACGTCTCTCTTCACACAGCCGATCCTGGCGACACGGGTGCAAGCGAACTGACTGGCGCGACGGGTTATGCTCGTCCTGCCGTCACCAACGGCTTCTCCACTTCGACCACTGGCGCGATCTCGAACGACGCGCAACTCCAATTCACGAACAGCGGTGGTTCAGCGTGGACGACCGTCACGCACTTCGGTGTCTGGTCTGCCGTGACCGTTGGCACGTTCTACGGTGGTGGCGCACTCAGCGCGAGCAAGACCGTTGGTGCTGGCGACACGGCAACGTTCGCGATCGGCGATCTCGATATCACGTTGGACTAGGGGTGATGGTGATGTTCGGTTGGCTCAAGAAGAAGCCGAAGCCCGAGCAGCCGCCGCTGTCGGATCCGCCGACTCCGGATCTGCCTCCGCAGAAACCGCCGACGGATCCGACAGTCCCTCCTCCCAAGGGGTAGACGATGTGGTGGGTGCTGGCAGCGATTGCGTGGCTGGCGACCATACTGTTCGTATGGTCGCTATGTCTCGCAGCCGCTAAAGAAGTTCCGAGGAGGGAAGACTAAATGGCTTACTGGTATGCCTGCGATGTCATTACAGTGACGCCTCCTGCGAGTGGAACGAAAATCAAAGAGGTCACGGGCGGCACCTATCCGATGCTGTTCATCGACACCACCGAGACCTGGACGGTCAGGCATAACCAGAGCGGACAAACTCGCAATGTGACCTACGGTGGTCTTGAGGTCGGGTGCCCTGTCGAAGCGGGATATGCGTATGAGGAGGACAACGCTATTCCCGAGATATGCCTAGTACGAACCGAGGAGCCGATACCACAGGCGGTAATAGATCGTGTGAACGCGGTCGCTGGTGGTGGGCAGTTCGTTGTTGAGATCGACACGATCGCCAAACGCGACGCGCTCTATGCCGCCTATCCTTCACTCCAGAACAGATTTGCTGACCAGCCGTGACGAAGATTTATCTCAGATGTACGGTCACTGGTGGGGGGCAGCATCTATCACCGATTAGCGGTTCAAGCGACATGTCTTTCGGTGCTGTTGGGGAGGATTCCGGGAACGGGTATCAGCAGGTCAAGTCGAATGTCTACCTCGTAACTGGAAGTACGGAGACCGCTCTTGGCACCAGTGTAGCCGAGAGGGTGTGGGATAGCAGTTCTGGTACTGCGACCTACACAGACACATGGGCGAATGTGGCTCAAACGTCCGTACCTAACGGCGGCTCTGTCCTGAAAATCGTAAACAATTACATGGCTGGCACTACGGGTAGTTCGACAATTGCTTACTCCGGTCCACTCGTGGCAACGAGCATTGGTGATGGGTCTACCGACTGGACATTCAGCCGTCGTATGGCTCTCGGCTACATCACGGACGAGTGGACGTCTACCGAGGAATGGGGTAATCGCTCAGACTCATGGATAGATGGAGTTGTACTCTCTGGTACTCCGTCTAGCATTCGATTGAACATTCAATCGGGAGTGAACCCTGTTCTCAGTTCCGGAACGGCATACTGGAGCGGCTGGAACGAGACTACCGTAATCAACCGCATGCTCGGTCCGAAATCAGGAACACTATCGAGCATCACTGAGTCGGTATACGACGACACAACAGAAGCGATTATCCTTACCGCATCTCTTCCGTTCGTGCAAGGGGCTGCTCTTACCGGATTGACCGCCTGTGCTGGAACGTATCAGTCGGGTGGTGACGGTATATACGGCGATCCTCGTCTAATCGGCTATGTGGCTGTCGGCACCGATCCGTCGAATCGACGCGACGGTGTAATGCCGATGGTAAACCGTACGGATGCAAATGTCGGAGGAGGTTCCACTACATCCGGTGTAGACTTTAGTACACTCAACAGTTGGAGCAATGTATCGGCTCTTGCTGGTGACTGTCTAGTCGTAGAATTCGGTGGAAATAACTCAGACACCGATTACAGCGCGACTGCGGTTTACCAGACTGGCACAACTGGTAGCGACCTTACCAATGGTGGCAACGGAACAACTAATCCGGGATGGGTAGAACTCACACTTAGCGGTGGAGGAACGAATCACGTTCTTTCCGGAACCATTGCAGGAACCTCGACCCTCACTGGCAACCTGAACCGTCCAGCGATAAAGTGGCTGGCTCCTGCCTACACGGTTCTGCAGAAGACCGGGAGCGAAGCCGCTGGCTGGTACTCCTTTGACCTGTCTGGTCTGCTTCCATCAGATGCCACAGGTGTCATTCTTCGATTCCACTGTGAGGGCAGCAACCACTATCGCTACGGTGCTAAGGCGACTGGTGCGTCTGACCCCTCATGGATGAGTGG